TTTCAATTGGTGTGGCAGCTGGTTTTGCAACAGGAATTGCAGCAACCATATCATATGATGATATAGATGGATCAAGTTCAAGAGTAACATATGCAGAAGAAGTTGTGTCAATAGTAAATGTATTACCACTTCCAGATAGGTCTGCACGAGTTCCCTTTTTAAAGAATTTTTGAAGAACCAAATCACCACTCAAACTTGTATTCGGTGTTACAGTAAATGAATTTGATGAATTGATAGTTTTAATAGTGTGATAAGTTACACTTGATGTTGTTGTATTTGTAAGTGCAATTCCTTGACCAACATTAAATGCTGCAGTAAAATCTGATGTTGATGTAACATTAGAACATGTTGAATTTGATGCAGCAATACCAGCTGTAGAAATAATAGTATTTGAAAGAGTATCTTGAGCAAACATAATATCAATTTCTTCAGACTGATTATCAGTTATAGTTCCAATACCATAATTAAAAATGTCTGTTCCAGTTGTATTAAATGTAGCTCTACTTCTATTACCAGATATAGGTGTTAATGTTGAAGTAAGTAAGGCTTTATATACAAAGGTAGTATCATTTATACCTTCTTGATTTGTTAATCTTTTTACACCTTTTAATCCAGTGTCAAACAAAGATTTAGAAAGATTTGAATCAACAATTGAGGCTTTACCGTCAGCATTTAGAACAATATCTGCATATGCTTTACCATAAGTAGCACCGTTTACATAAAAACTCTTTGCATCTCTTTGGAAATTATATCCAGAATTCATTCTGACATTAAAGATTTGGAAGTTATGAACACCATTTGATGTTCCTTTTCTTCCATCATTATAAACAACACCTCTAAGATTGGCTTTACCTACAAGAGTTCCAGATGGACTTGTTCTTGCTTGATCTGATGTTAAAGCATCTTGTGTAGAATTGTATATTGAAATTTCTTCAATATTATTAAAATCAAATATTCCAGCCACATTATAAACTTCAATGTAATTTCCAATACTTGCTGTTATAACTTGATTTGATAGTGTGTTTGATGTAATAGCTCTTGGAACTTGAATCTTTCTTGGTGATAAAAGCTCTACACGATAACCATCAACATAAGCAATACCTGGAGATGCATTATAATAAAACAATTGATTGTTTGATTCGTGTGATGTTACATCAATTTGGAATGGTTTTACAATATAATCACCTGATTCTTCTGATGTTCTTTTAGCAAGTGTATCACCAAGAACACTCAATTGTGGATCAGTATTTAATTCTACAACTCTTCCATCACCGCCATCAAATTCTACTATTGGCAAGAAATTCTTTGGAATTGTTACTTGGTTATTAGATGCATCATAAAATATTGGTTCTGGAACTAATTTTAATCTATATGCGCCAGGAGCATTGAAGTTGCTACTTCCAATTGAATTGTCATATAAACTATCATCTTCAACTGGAGATACAACATATTCTTTTGTATCAAATCCAACTTTTATACCAGCCGCATTTGAACCATGTTCTCTTATAATGAAGTTATCTGGAAGAGTTTTTAGGAAGAATCCTTTTTGATAAACTATACCAGTTCCAACATGCATACCATAACCAATACCAAGAGCATTCACGGAACTATTTGAAGATAAAGTATAAACAACTCCTAGTCTATTTGCTGAACTAAGAGGACCACTTTTATCTTGTGTTGGAGTATAAACATCAATTTGTTCTGATGTTGTACTAAACTGTTCTACTTGTATACCAGAGTTATTTCCAGAATTTAAATATATTACATATGCTCTGTTTGTATCTTGACTACCAAAATCTACAGAAGCTTCTGCACCATTAAAAGCTCTAAAAATAGATGCTCTCAATCCCGTAGTATTTGAAACCAATAGATAAGCATTTGCAATATCACTGTGGTTATAAGTTAAAAGTCCGAAATCAACAGTTGATGGTGTACTATCTTTAAATTTTACCTGATAGATGCTTGGATATTTTACAAAGTTACAACCTTCAATAATAGTACCATCTTTATAGATAGAATCACCAAAACGTGATACTTGCTTTTGAAGCATTGTTTGAAGCTGAGTTAATTCTCTCGCCTGAACTGCGGTTGCAGGACGAAATAGTATTCTATAATACTGCTTATCTTCATTATAATCATCATAAAATGGAGATATATTCAAATTTGTCTGTAACTCAGCCATTTTAATTCCTTAAATTGAAAAGTATATTTTTATTTGTTCGGTTGTTATGCCTTGTCTACTAATAGGTTCGATATTCTTATAATAGAATACTTCAGCACTATAAGGTACTATGTCTTCATTATTTATAGAAGAAATAATAGCAGTTTCTCCAGTATAATAACCACTTAAAGTTTCATATGGTTGGAAAGAACCTACAACATTTTTTACATAAATTGTTGTTGAATCCATATAAACAACCGTTGCAGTTGCTCCACTCAAGCTACCAGTTATATTTTCCCCCTCACCCATCAAACCGCTAAATGATACTGTAGAAATAGCAGTAATTTGGTTAAAGATAATATCTTTGTATATATCGTTATTTGCTACAGCTTTTGGATTATATAACAACGAAGCTTGTCTATATGTTGCCCAACTATAAAGATTATCAGAAGGGTTTGTAGAAACAGATATACCAAAATGTCTGCAACCCAACTCATACATGTTATTTGAGCCATGCCCACCCTTTGGAGAAATTATTGGATATGCAGTTGCATTTGCTCCAAAATAAGTATTTGACACAATATTTGTTGTGCAATAATTATATCCAGTTCCTTTTGAAATCATTTTAACATCATTAATTTCACCTGTAGTTTCATTAATATATGATAAAGCAAAGGCACCAGAGCCATCCCCAACAAATTCTACATACGGGCAAATATAATAAGTATTATTTTCAATATATGTAATTGGATCAAGGGTAGAAATAAATCTTCCAGATGAATTTACAGTATAATCAGTTATAATTGATTCTGATGTGCCTAAAGACAAACCATTGGTTCCACCTGTATAGAAGGTAGATTGAGTATAAGCACCACTAATAGATGAAGTTCCTGTGTTTGGAAGTTTATATGTGAATGAGTCTATAATAGCATCTATTTGACCATTTGATGATATATAACTGCCACCATTATTACTTACCATACAAACATGAATTGCACCACTTTCAGCATCGTTTTCAACATTTGTATCATTTATAACTGCAATATATTGTGGTGAGTTAAATTTCTTTCTATATGAACTTGGTAAAGTATAAAGATACTTCCACTTATAACCATCAGCTGTATTGAAATCTCCAATAGAACTTGCACCTTGTGGTTCTATGGTTGAAGGATTTCCATAATTATTAAAAAGACATTTATAAACTCTATTGGAAGAGTTTATAACATAATAGCTTTTTAAATATAAATCTGGATCAATATGTGAATACTGATCATAAACAGTATTTGCTGACCATTCTATTTTTCTAATAACAAAAGCAACGTCTGCAGTACTTAATTTTTTACCAAATATCAAATCACGTTGAACATCATAAAAATATGATTGAATGCTAGAATTTGTAGAAGGTGGATTTTGATCGTCATCCCATGCAGTATTTTTACCAAAGCCAATGTAATAGCTAACATCATTATTTGAGATGTTATCTATAACCTCTTCTATAAATTTTGTTCTCATTGTTTGGTTAAAATTACTAGGCATATTTTATGTTCTTCCTTTAATACAAATTATTTAATATAACTATAGAATTGTTTGATACGTATTTCCAAACACCCGATTGTTGTGGGTCCATATAAATGTATACTTTTACACCATCTTTAATAATATATTCATAAATTGTATCTGATGTTTGTATCTGAGTATTTGTTGAAATCAAATCTGTTTGTAAAGTTAATTCAACTCCAGCCGAATCTATAATTAATGGTTTGCCAAACATTCTATTACCTACAGGATGCATGACTTGCTTAACTACATCAACATATTTATCAAGAGATTTTTCAACTTGAATTTCATATGAATATTCTTGATAATAATAACTATCTTGAATATATTTATCGGAATTTAAGAAACCTGATTCATCTAACCAATTTCCTTCTTCTTTACCAACACCACAAACATCTATTTTTAAAACAACCTCAATGTTTGTATTAGAAGAATTTAAAAATATAACATTTTCATTTTGAGTATTAAATCCATAACCAGATGAAAGAAGTTTTACTTCAGACACGGTTCCATTGGCTGCAGATAACTCTGCACTTATTATAGCATTGTTTCCCCAAGTTTTTCCATTTTCATCCAAATATCCATAGCCAATAATTCTAGGTTCTGTTATATTTACTTGTAAT